CCTATAGCAATTTCACTCGAATTAGAAACATATGAAGTCAATTCGCCTATAATAAACTCAATCGATATATCAGGAAACTCTTCCAAAAAAAATGTATAGCACTGTGAGTTAGAAAGTTTGATATCCCAAAGAAAATTTACTATATGAAATATCTGTGTATGATCTATGCCATAAGACATCGCCTTTGCGAATATTGATTTTGCGGTTTGTAGTACAATGGCCTGTCGAGTAAAACTTCTGCTTGAATTGAAATTGGTTAATATGGGATCTGTGGCCACACTGTGTGGCGAAACTTCTGCTCGATTTACAGAATTATAATAATCAAAAAGAATTTTAGTAATATTCATCAACATCGAAGTCCGGATCTGTTTTACATTCCGATAGATATCTCCAATTAGGTCCAACGCAAGGATCTTCTTCTGGAAAGAATGCCTCTTTAAAATCGGCACAACCACTAAAGAGAAAACAAACTACTATTATGCCGATCAAAAAGAATAAGAACTTTCTATTCAAATCTATGATTTTAATTATTCTATCTACATCGTCGTCGTTCATATTCTACCCTCCGGACACCATCCCTTTAAAAAATCAAAAATAGGTCTACCAACAAATTCACAATCGCTCATTTTTATCCATTTGCCATGCTGATCGCCGTGCGGTTTAATCACCCTTAGCATTTTCAAGGATGATTTAACACGCAAAACTGAGTACAATTCACCCCTACATCTAATTATATCACGAATTTTTATTTCCTCTGAGCCATTCATTTGATATCACCTTAAAAGAGGTATAGTTACGTGCATCACCAAAAGACTTAAACACAAGACCTTCTCTTGGTACATCTGCCAATTCAGATCTGCCATCTGCCCAGTTTATTAAAATATCCAGAGATTCAAAATCCTCCAAACTTACATTACTAAACGTTGGTACATGATGTAATCTTGCATCGAGTCCTATCAAACTTAAAAAGTCCATTCTCTCTTGAGAAGAAAAATATCTCTGGTTTCTTATATCAAATACATCAAATATCTTGAGAGTAGGTTTTTTCAATTTATATGAATTCGATTGTATTCCTGGTCCTATTAATTCTCCCTGTAAGGCGACAGAAGTACCTTTCAATCTGTGATTAAGTTCCAATTCTTCAGCAACACAATACCATGCACTTTCTTTACCTAGTTTCTGCTCAAAGTTTCTACTACAAGCGCCAAATCTACCTTCATGATGAAAGAACGTTGCACTTTTACCATCTAATTTTTCACTCACCTCAAATTTCAAATCGTGTGGTAGTGACTGTAGATGAGAAAACATGTTTTGTATTCTTTCTTGATCTGTTTTTCTTATGAAATGCGGAAACTTGCCAAGTATATCCGCATATATGAATTTCAATTCTGGTTCGTACTTTGTTATTCCTAATTGTTCTGTGACATCAGCACCTTCTGCCGTTGATACATCCACAAATCCTTGAAGCGGAAATACCAAACCTTGTGATATTTGATTTCTAATAGTAATCGTTTTTACTCTATCACCACCAGGCCCTCTCAATTTACCCTTTGATGTCTTTTCATCCCACAAATTTGCACGTTTCAGTAGATCAACTGGAACGACAGAATCAATCTCCAAATAAACAACTTTATCACCAACATTAAATTGATCTTTTCTAACTACACACGACCATCCATCGACCCTAGCTACGACTATATTATCGGCATCAGGAATCGAATTGATGTCTGCTATTTTTCTAACAGAAGCTAATTTTCTCATTATATGCCTTACAGAAATATTTCCACAAATGTTGAGCCTAGTTGGTATTTTAGCACACCATCATTTTCTAGTAAAGCGGGTTTCAGTGCCAAATCATAATCTTTTGTCAATAAATTTAAAATAGTTTCTACAGTCGATGAGTCTTTAAGGAAAAATCCCACGGTCACACTAGGAGAATCATCAAAATAAAGAGTCAATCTAAAATCTCCAGGTTTGGTCGAGCAAGTTATTCCATTTACCTTAGCTTGTCTCCAAGAAATGGATAATGGATCATTTTTATCTCTTGTCACAACGTTCAACAATACATTTTCAGCACTCATTTACATCCTTTGTTAAGTTTAATCAGTTTTCTTTTTATAGTCCGTTTCATAAAAGCCTTTACCCTTAAATTGAGGCTTACTAGGTAATGGAAAAACTCGTACTAGAGTATCCGTAGCCATACAATCGGCACAATAAGTTGGTTTATCTTCCTCACTAAATTCTACATTCTCAAATGTATGATCGCATCTTTGACATTTATATTCAACTATGGGCATATGTTCTTCTCCTATCTTGATACAACCCATTTACTGTTTACATCATTAAAATCTCTTCTCATCTTCACAACAACGGGCTGATTTAACAATTCATAGTGTTCATCTAATACCGATGCATTTACAAACTTTACACCAAATTTTTTCTTAGTCTGTAAGTCATATTGTTTAGTGTGTATGTGACCAAAAACATGCAATTTCAGATTGTCTAACTTTTTAACTGCATTCAAAAGTTCTACATCACCACACGCTTCGCCATTTAAATTCTTATCTAAGATGTTAAAACAAGGACCGTGAGTAATTAATACATCGGTGTTTGTTGGTATCTGATCCCAATATGCAAAAAGTTTACCTCTTGGTATGTTAAATGCCCAATCAAAAAAATATGGTGTGTATGGCGAACCAAACACGTTCAGGTCATACGATGAAATATAATGAGATTGATGATGCAGATATGTAATATTGGGAAACTTTTTTAAAATTTGATAACAACTAGTGGCATTATAATGAAACTTCTCAAAACACCAATCGTGATTCCCTGCTATGAATATTTTATGCTGGTGTTCAAATTTATCGAACCAAGACAAAAAAGAATAAAGACTATTAATCTCGCCAACGTTGGTGATGTCGCCAGAATGTATAAGAATATCACCAGTTGGCACTGTCTTTAATTGTGTGTGCTTAGTGTGAGTATCACTTATGCATACTATTTTTATTTCAGTATACTTTTTCATTTCAATACCTCGACTATAACTATAATTATAGTATCACGAGTGATCAACAAAAACAACTAAAATTCTAATTTTTCAAAATATTTGGTCCTGAGCCATTCGGCAGTTTCTTTTACTAGAGATTTCAAGTCATTACAAATTATTTGATGAACAGAACCATCTTTTTGTTCTACTAATGCATCCCACTTTATCGTATTAGATTCGGTAAAGTTGCCAATTCTAACTTTGCATTTTAAACTACTCGTAAATGCATGTAAACTATTGAGATCGTATAAGTATTCTGATTTGTTTATTATTGTGGTATTTGATGCCATATCAATCCATTGTTATTACAATTTCTACAATTTCAAATATGTTTCTGATAATTTTTATTTCACCATTTTCATTTTGCCATTTTCTATCGAGTGGCGGAATTATATTATATCCCGCCAGATCTTCTATGCTGTGAAAATGAGAACTTCTATCACATATTTTTTCTGCTAAGGAATGATTTTCAGTAACAAAGTATACCGGATTGTCCTCATCAATTTCTAATTCTATACAATCGTTTTTGCCAGGTCTAATTTTTAGATATTGATTGTTCTCCTTCTTCCTAATCAAATACATATTTGTTCCTAATCATGAAACAGTTTCCAAGCAAATTTATACCAGAGATTTTTGATCTTACCAAAATTCATTAATTGATCTTCTATGAGTATTTTCTTCATTTCATACGTGGACATTTCATTGTCATTATAATCATCACTTATACGCTTTCTGTATATTAAGTTCCAATTACTAGTACTATGATTCTCGCACTCTTCTTGTGCATATTTTTCTACGGTTAGAAGTCCATGTCTATACTGTATTATAAACATGTCGTTCAACTGATTTTTTGCACACCACTGCGTTAAATCAAAATGACTATGCACCTTTACTATGTTGGTCAACATTTATGAAATACTCCAATTTATATAAAACGTCTCTGATGTTATCGCTTTCCGAAAAGAAACAAACTCCATCAACACCATTCTTATTTCGATAATAGACCTTTATTTTCCATTCATCGGGTGTGCTTGTTTTTGCTTTTGGATTGGTTACGGAAGATACTGCGATATTCGATTCTGGAAATCTTTGCACTAAAAATTGTGCGATGTTTTCACACAACGAATGCAATTCATAATTAGCTGTCATATTATTCTCCTCTTTCATTACCACTAAAAGTCAGTGACAAACTTACAAAACGGTATCACAAACTGACTCAGAAAAATTAGTGATACCGTAAACCAAAACAGACATTGTATCATACAATCTAATATACATTCTATAATACTTCTCACGACTAGTCAACTCAAAAATTACAACAATCAATCAAACGAACTTTTTATATCTATTTTCTTCACATGTTCCAAATTCTCCTTTTCTCTAAATTTTACTACAAGCAATCCATCTTTTAGTACAGCCGATTCTACCTCAGCTTCAACCACAGATGATATTTTATAAGTATACTTAAAAGGACTAACAAATTCATTAGATTTGTCCGAAGAAATGCTTAAAATTCTACTTAATTCATTATATTCTATATTTACATCTTCGGTTGAATGTCCTGCTAAATTCAAATTGACTGTATAATTTTTTGGTGAATGTCCGATGAAAGGCGACCCTCCCAAAAGTTCCGAAAGAATTGACATAGTTTTTCTCCTATTAAAAAACAAATGTTATACACAATCTCTTTCTAAACATCAGATCAAGATTCTTCAAGATGCTTTCTCAAAATTTTTTCCCATTGGTCTGCGTCCATTCGCATACCTAATCTATTTTCTAATCTGGCCTCACGAATTTCATCCGTAATTAATTCTCTAGTATTGGCGTTGAGATTATTCCAATTTCTTAATATATCTTCAACGACGATACTAACAATATAAGTTTTTCTGCCCAGTGCATATCTAAATGCAGAAAGTAGAGAATTGCAAGTCACAACACACTCAGCTTCGTCTTTATGCACTTTTCTCTCCGATTAGTTTATCAACCTGTCTTTGTATTAACTGAACATCACCATCCTGTCTTATTACACGCTCCGTCATCTCTGGTGATACATAAATGCTTATTTCGTTCTTCTTATATCTATAGTGTATCACAGGCGGACCAACAAGTCTAACACTAACTATTAGTCCATCCTTTTCCATATACAAGGAATGATCTTTGATATCAAAGTTCCAACCTCTAAGTTTTCTAAAAATCAAATATACATCGCCCCTATTTGTGGCTAGATATTTGGATAAACTTAAACTCATTCCGCATTCTCCGCTTTTGTGTTTTTATTTCTTATCTTTGATATTTCTTTCCATATTCTTTTTTGTCTGGTGATCTCGGCGGACCAGTATTCAACTCCGTTTGCAATTTGAGTTTCTATTGGATCGGTTATTGGTCCATAAATGTGAACACCCCATCCGCCAAATTGATCGAACGAAGGTCTTTTAAATTTCGCACTAGCATCATCTTGCTCTTGCTTCCTTGTCGTCTGCAATCGATCTGCAACGCAAGCCGTAACCCATTCTTCTAATGATTCTCTATCGTCAAAGTATAACATATCACTGTCTACATCGATATACACCTTTGACATTTCTAGAAAAACGGGGACTGGTATTTTTAAACGAACCTTCTGAGTCTCGATATCAAGAGACAAAAGATTTTCTATGTTAGTTTCTAAGTAAAGATTATTGTCGTCGAAAAATTCTCGGTAAAAGTGAAAATCTAAATGTTTCTCCGACTCATCCTCCTTTGGATAATGTTTAAGTGTTATTTTAGTACTCATATATGCTAAAAAACTCTCAATAAATACTCATATAGAAAACATTATATATCATTCTAATTAAAATGACAATAAAAAATAGACTATTAAAATTAATATCAGAAGATAAAAATAAATTGTCCAAACTTCTCTTTGAGAAGGGATTTAATAGAAGCACATCTAATGATATTGAAAATATGAAATTGTTTGCTAGAAAGCAAGATGGATATCATTCTATCATAATTTTTCAAAAAAGTGAACCGAATTTAAAGGAATTTGATCAAGTATTTTTTTGTTTATATAATCACAAAATTGGAGAAAAAATAGGCTCCTGGAACTCGGATACGGGTAAAAGTTCCGATCCAGAAGCTGCTATAATTTGTGAATGGCTGATGCCATTGCCAAATACATTTAAGGTTAGAGATTAACCATTTAAAACTGCGGGAATCATAGATTCCGAAACATACTGTGCATCATTGCATAGTACTGTTATTGATTTTTTAATTTGATCGAGACAGCGGAAAAAGTTTTCATGATCGTTCTTTTGCGACCAACTTTCTAGCTCGGATAATAATCGCTTTTGATTATGAACAATATTTTCATAGAGATGAAGTCTTTCCGAAAGTCCACTCTGACCTTCAAGTTCAGAAATAATTTTACAGTCAAAGATTGCAGATTCTAAATCTTGCAAATTACTTTTTAGGTTGTTCAAAACCCCTGACAACTGTTGTTTCATTCAAAGCACCTCTTTTTATTAAATCTTCGGAAAATATAGAAAATAAGACTATAACTGTTAATACAAATAAAACCGCAACTACATCGACCAAAAAAACTTTGGTATCACTCGATAATTTCATTTCACAACCTAATTTTAGAAGACTCGACTATTCCTTAGCTTTATAGTGACACTATGACACTGTAGTATATATTTATCAATATCAATTTTTATCATTTTAAGAATATAAGAAAGTATACTTTAGACTATTCATCACTTTCTTCCGCTTCTTTTACGGCCTTTTCAAACTCTTTCTTACCCTTCTTTGTGCCCAAAAACTTATGCAATTCTTCAGGTGAAGCAAATTTGTGCTTGGTCTGTAGTTTGCCAAGTGCAACATCTTCATTGTGTCTTGAAATTGCATCTTCAAACGATTTCTTGGACTCTTTGACCGACTTCTTTAATTGTTTTAGTGTCTTTTTCTCTATCTTTGGAATAACAGGGCCGTTTTCTTTGATTTTGATATCTTCATATGGAGCAATTTGCATACGATATAACTCTAGTTTGGCACACTCAAGTGCACCCATTATTTCATTCCAATCGGAATAACCAACACCATAAAAATCTACATGTTCTTTAGCAAATTCAATATAACCAAGTATGAGTTTGGTAATAGTATAATTTAATCTACCGGCCAGTAATCCATCACCCGTCTCACCAAAATGAACTATATCTACCAATTTTTCTATTAATTCGTCTATATACGTATCTAAAAGTCTTCTTTCTTCGATTTTAATGTACGGCATTCTATTGTTCTCCTTTCAGCATATTGGCAAGTTCGCCGTTTTCCACCTGTTCCCAATCTACATAATAAATTGGCAACCCAAGACCTTGTGCATATTTAATTTCTTCTCTTACGCCTACTGATTTTTCCCAACCTTCTAATTTGAGTACTATCACACTATCAGATCTTTCGACAAATGCTTTATCAAAGTGTTCCCAAAATGAAAAAATATGCGGTAGTTCATAATCTTCCCAAGGTGCATTGTATGATATGGGAGAAAAAACAAAAACGTTTTGCTTTAAAAGTTCAACCGCAACATCGGTAACTTTTTTGAATCTTTCTTTCATTACAGCTTTATCGGCGTGTGTGTATGGACACGCTAAGTAATGCAGTTTATACGTGACTTTATTCATATATTCAACCCTCTCTTCTTTGTAGAGCGTATGTTGAATATAACACGATCACAATGTCGTGTCAATTATAATTAAACAGTGTCCTTGTATCGCTCAAATGGATCTTCGTGTTCAATTTTTTGCCAGAATCCATCTCTTGCCACTTCAAGATCTATCGTGTATGCTGTGAATGATATGTGGTGCTTTAATGATGTTATTAAATAATTGCCATAATAATATCTATTATACTTTTCGGGTCTGTTCGAGTCAACGTCTCCGGCCTCTTCAGGAAGCTCTATTTTGATGACCTCACCAACATTTCGTCTAGGATCGCCTGGTATACTCATAGCGAATCTCGTGTAAAACATTTGAGCCAATTTGGCAGTTCTACTCAGCGCATATGATTCCAAATTTAATGAATGTTCTTCTGGATTATAGGATTCTATTCCCAAATTTGTGCTTATTAATTTTCTATGTGCCATCACAGAATCGGCAAGATGGCTATTTTCCGATATAACCCTTTCTGGTTCCAGCTTGTTGAAACTATCCCAATCACGATTTATTTTGAAATCGTATTTGTTAAATTTTCTTAAAACCGAATCGACCGTTATCAATTCTTGGCCATAAAATCCCATATCAAGGAATCTCATCGTGTCGTACCAGCCTACCCAGTCTATAAACTCAATTCGTTTAATATCCTTTTCAACTTCTTTACTATAGTTTTCAGGATTTCTCATATTAGCAATTCTTCTGACATACGTTTCAGTATGTTCCTGCAATAATAGAGAATCCAAACTAACATATCTAAAATCTGTTTTAGTTTCAAAGAATAGATAAGGTGGCATATGACCTTTGCCATTCGTTGAGCCGCTTGGTATTGATCTGGCCGCAAAAAGGTTTATCAATTCATATGGACTTTTATTTCCAATACAAAAGTTATGCTCACCTGATGTTTCTTCTACTATTAGTTTCTTTCTAGATTGCTCTGGTTTTGTGGTATCGGTGATGTAGTTATTAAATACATCTTTGACCATATCAGAATATTTTACGTGCTTCCATCCCTTGAACACTTTATTTTTATATGCATTACAACTCTCTCTGGAAAGCAAGTGAAATGTATATTGTTGTGCTTTAGTTTGAAGTATTGTTCTTCCCGTGACTTTGTAAACGTCAAATTCTAGTATGATAGGATCAAGTTCTTCTGATGGTTTCTCAGGATTTCTTTTTGTAAATATCACACGCAAAACTTCTTCGCCGATAAATGGAAAAAGAGTACACAGATCCATAGCATCCGTCACACTCAATTCTCCTGTCATTGGTGTACCGAAAATGTCCTCATAGATCATTAAATTGCCACGCAAGGCAGAGATATCATAATCTCGTCCGTTGTATGCAATTAGACGCATTTCTTTTAGTACGTAATCTTTTACGTTTACATTATTTTCCATAATTTATTTGAAGATTTTAATCAAATCGTTTATCAATGTGTTTGCTTCCGTTTTATCGATCACCCTTCTTCTACGTTTTATATCATTTTGTAATATTTCCCATTCATAAAAGCTGTATTTTGTTCTGTTTGATTCGGAAAGATTTAACCAGGTAGCATAATCAACTTGAAATACGGCAGGAACTTTTTCAACACTAATTGAATTAGTCTTTTCATTATACACATCTACTTCCTCAAATACTTGCCAATAAGAATGTATATCGGTCAAAATATCAGCACTTTCTAATTGAGATGCCGATGACGGAAAAGGTTGAGAAAACGCCGATTCTATTGTAAACCTTTTATTTGCCAAATCAACAGAAATAATCTTGCGATATTCATCTCTAAATGGATGTTTTATCGTTTGGTTTATTTCTATCGGAGTAGTTTTTTGTATCTGGTAATTAACTATTGTTGAACTGACAGAAGTGTCTATCCACACGTTATTAAGTAGTCCTAATTTTTGAAATATTCTACTAGGATCTGAACTGTTATATTTTTGCTCAAGATATGAATTGAATTCATTAGTATTCATTGGCCAATCATGTATTGGATCTATCATATCATTGGCATAAAAGAATAACCATTCATTCTCAGAATCGCCATAATATTGATCGGACAAAATATCAGGTCTGGAATTTTCAGGAATTCTAACATCATTATATCCAGTAATATTTTGTTTCAGCTTTTCTTGCAAAACGGCCCTACGAAATATATCCGTAACTACTAAACCATCATATTCTATTGTCGGAAAATATTTAAAATGTTTCATTAGTAATTCTGCCTTATATGGTCTTTTGTTAGCATGAAAATTTCTTGGAATTCTATGCTCAAGTCAACTTGAACAGGTGCACCGGTTCCTATAAAAAATGAGGCCTGACCCGGACCATATCTTGCGGTCAAGTTTGTTATAACACAAGGACCAAAGTTAAACATAAATGCATTACTTTTGCCTGTGCTATAAAATCTTAAAATCATTTCGTCAGGATATTCAAATGTTGTTCCTAGTGCAACCCCTTCGCCTCCTACTCCTGAATGTGATGCTTCTTTTAATCGTTTTATTAAATTATGTATTGCTCCACTTTCTTCGGGAGATCTTGCAAAAAGTTGCCATTCTATTGAAATTGTTCTAAAATCGTGCGATTGATATAATAGTGCTTTGTGTGGATTTACTATTGATCTACTACCCCTTTGTCTAACATTACCAAATACGGTAGCATCGATTGCTCTTATGCCAGAGGCGACATTGGAAGCACCTTGTGAGGCGTTTGATGAAATTTGTCCCAGTCCTCCCATTATTTCCGTAGCCGCACCTGCCATCCCACCTAGCGCATCGTCTTGCCACCTTGCACTATATCTAGCTTGAATATCCGGTGGCATATAAAGTGCTATCGTATCCGTAAGCTCAGGTCTATTAGAATTACCTATTATATCAATTTCAATTCTCGATGAATTTTTTGTTCCATTAGAACCTTCATTATCTAATAAATCAAAAGGAAAAACAAATTTTTGTACATCGCCCTTTCTCGGCAAGTTTGATGATTTGAAAATATCAAAACCTAAGCCTATTGTTAGTAGGTTTTCGCCGGCGGTGACCATCTCTCTAAATGCAGTTAGTCCTGATTCTGTGTTGGATGCTATCCAAGTAAAGGCAGACTCTAGATTGGTGAGGTTCAGTTTATCAAATTCAGCCTGTGGTATAACAGATCTTATTTGTGAGAATACTGCATCCTGCATTGCAGATTCTGAACCATTTGCTCTAGCTCTGGCAACAAGATCCGCAATTTGTTGTTGTGTGCTTTGTGTGTTATCTGGCATATAATCTAAATATGTTTATGAAATACTATCAAGGACAATTTAATCCCAGAAATAAGCAAAAGTACGTTGGCAACGTAAATGCCATATATTATAGATCCTCTCTAGAACTTAGAGTATTTATATGGTGTGATAGAAATTCTTCCATCACAAAATGGACATCAGAAGAAGTTGTCATACCCTATAAATGTCCAATAGATAATAACATGCATAGATATTTTGTAGATTTATTGATCGAATTTAAAAATAATGAAAAAATGTTGGTTGAAATAAAACCAGAAAGATTTACAAAACCTCCAAAAAAAGGAAAAAGTGATAAAAGATATTTAAAGGAAACTATTGAATATGCGAGAAATATGGCAAAATGGGAACAAGCATCAGAGTTTGCAAAGAAGAATAATATAGAGTTTGCAGTATGGACGGAAAAGACGATCAAACAACTGGGATTATAGAAGACTATAGTGACATATTACAAAAACTAGAACAAGTTTGGGATATGTATTCAAATAAAACCAAACGACATGAAACAAATAAACTGAAAGAATTGAATTGGTTTGAGGAGATGTATAATGAACCAATAAAATATGACAACCTAAAAGTTGTATTTTATGGCGAATTATATATGTTCAACTATATGGCAGAAACTACACAAGAATATGACAGACAACCATTGGTCATAAGTATCTTTCCAAAAGATAGAGAAGGATTTCACGGTATAAATTTGCATTATGTTGCACCAAGACTAAGAGCGTCCTATTTGTATAATTTCATAAAAAATGAAATGGAAAATAGAACAAGCATTAGAACTAGTCCACCGACCGTGAAAAGAATTAAAAGATGGGATATGTTAAGGACATATAAACACTGCTTAAAGAACTATCCATATTATAGGCATCGTGGTAGTCTTAAACAATTACCAAAACAATACTGGCCATTTGTACCGTTTTTACCTTTTGAAAAATTTATAAATGTGGCGAAAACAAAGGTATGGCTAGAAGGTTCAAAAAAACAAGAGTAACAAATGTCACTAAGAACGCCAAGTCTAACAAATTTTTTAAGTTCAGTCGGAAAAGGCTTTCAGAGGCCTTGGAGATATTATGTACTATTTGATCTTCCATATGGACTCACCAAAGATCAAGGCTCACTCAGAGAGGTTTCAAATTTAGTACCAGCATTAGCATCAAAGGTTGAATTACCTGGCAGAGAAATAGAAACGGTAGAATGGAAACATCAAGGCAAATTGAGAAATATGCCAGTTTATGCCAAATGGCCTTCTATACAAATTACATTCTTATGTGATGAGGAGATGAAGATTAAAAAAATGCTAGATGCATGGCAAAATTTTGTCATAGACCCAAATAGCTATTATGTAAATTATTACGATGAATATGGAAGACAAGGATGTACAGTCGCAAGTTTAGATTCGGCTGGCTTGCCAACTTACTGCGTAAGAATAAATGAATTTTGGCCTAGAAGAGTTGATCCAGTAATATTGACCAGTGATGGTGGACAATCTGTAGCAACGGTAGAAGCAGAATTTGTTATGAAAGATTGGCACAATTCCGATAGTATAGGATTACAACCAAATTCTAGTGGCGCTGATGATATATTTTCAAAATTAAGAATAGATCCAAAATCTTATATAGATTATCTATTACAAAACGTTACAGACCCTAACGATAGAAGTAGTATATTGAGTTTAAATGACACCCTAAATAAAAGACTAACTTCGGACTTTAATCACTTAAAAGGTTTCGTCTTTGATCCGCTTGCATCTCTGTATTCAGTAACACAATTACTAGCAGGAAAAAAATTGTCACAAATTTAATTAAAATCATTTGAATGGAGAATACAATGTTTAAACAATTACAATTGCCAGTACATGAAATAGAATTGCCAGTTACAAAACAAAAAGTAAGAATCAGACCCTTTACGGTAAAGGAAAACAAAATATTATTGATGGCGCTAGAGACAGAAAGTGTCGATCAAATGATTATAGCAACAAAACAAATAGTATCAAATTGTATAGTGCATCCAGAATTAGATGTAGACAAAATGGCATTCTACGATCTGGAGTTTATTCTATTAAACATAAGAGCCGCATCAATATCGGAAATTTTGACCCTAAATCTATCACCAACAGACAGACCAGATTGCGATGAGTGCAAAAAATCAAAATCGATAGAAGTTAATTTAAACTCAGTAAAAGTTTTTATACCGGAAAATTATAATAAAAAAATAAAACTAGATTGTGGGCTGACGGTTTGCATGAAAGACCCCACCTATGAAACCATTTCAAAGTTTAAAGAATTAAACTCACCGGATGTTGAATCGGTTTTTAATTTTGTCTCGGAGTGCATAAAAACTATATCAGACGAACAAACAGTCTATGATATAGAAGCAATGGAGGTATCAAAAGAAGAAGTATTAAAATTCATAGAGTCTTTACCAATAAAAGATTTTAATAAAATAGAAAAATTCTTTGAAGATTTACCAAGACTTGAGCACGTTGTATCTTGGGAGTGTTCTTCCTGTCAAACCAAAAGAAACTATGAAATGAGAGGTATAGAATCTTTTTTAGAATAATGCTGGGTCATGAGTCACTATTTTCTCATTACCAAAATAATTTTTCCATGATTCAGCATCATAAATACTCATTAAGAGAAATCGAAGAAATGATTCCCTTAGAAAGAGAAATCTACATTGCATTATTAAATGATTGGATAGAACAAGAAAATGAAAGAATAAAGAAAGCTATGAAATAAAATTCTATGAAAGATAAAGCCACTAAAACAAAAAATAAAGGTTTGGTTGCATCTGCAATAGAAAGACAAGGACTTAAACCCAATAAACCACACAATAAAGAAATAGTGGCATTAGGGGGTGCACCTAGATTCGAGGAAGATATCGAAGACAAAACGGATACAAAAATTGATGAAAGCTCTGTAGAAATTAGTGATACGTGGAGAAATAGAAGAAGAATGGCATATTTTTCTTTATTTTCTATTATGCTTGTAACTTATTGGGCACTTTTTGTCGTGCCCGAATCGAGATTGAAAATTTTAGGAGAAGTTATAACTTGGTTTTATTTCGTTATGGCATCTGTGGTCGGTGGATACGTAGGATTCTCTGCATTTGAGAAAAAATGGAATTCAAATTCAAAGAATAAGTAAGGCACTAAGATGGAAGGCTCTTTATCACCGATAATTTACAAAGCACAAACTCACGATGGACCCAAAACCATCGAATTAAAGAGATCTGACAAAAACAAGTGGACTGTAGAAGGAGAGGAGAATGCCGAAACCTCCACATCAACAGTATTGCCCCATTTGATGTCAGAAAGAAATCAAGCTAAAAATAATAATTTAAAATCTCAAAAAAATCCGTATGGTCAATTAACCTTAGCAGGTATGGGAGGTGCACTAAAGTCCATTTCGCCTGCATTTGCACTAGGACTTGCATCTTTTGGACCAAATACTCAAAAATTAATGGCATTGGCGGCCGCCGGCTACGGAGTGTATAAGGAGGCAAAACAAGGCTCAAACGAAAGAAGAGAAAAATATAGAGAATGGGCAGAAAATCAAAATGACGTAAATCTACAAAGAATGAAGCCTCCTGTATTTGCCGATGTTAATGCAGCGGGTGCATATGGAGCACAAGCAGACACCGAGACTGGTAAACAAATTGTAAAACAACTACAAATTTCAAATAACTTACAAAGAGAATACTTAGATTTTCTATATGATCAAAGAGAAGCTGGCACAAAACCAGAAGGTTCCGCATTTAAAGAAAAAATTAAAAATAAAGAAGATCAAACCGATAAAATTCAAGAACAAAGTCAATCGTTTTTTGGTAAAATAAAAGATTTTATATTTGGAATAGGTTCAGCAACTGCGGCGTTATCTTTATTTCCAAAATCTATTAAAAAAATCATTTCAGCTATAACATCAATAGTTGGGGGTTTGGCTGGTGGGAAGGTCGTAAAATCAATCGCAAAGGTGGCCACAAAGGCCGCTAAATCGGTAAGTAGTGTCGCAAAGGTTGCAACAAGTGCTATCACAAAAGGTATAGCAAAAACTGGTGCTGGAAAAATTATATCAAAGTCTGCAAAATCTGCGTTTGAAAAAATAGCACCAAAAGTTATTGGTAAAAATGTTGGTAAATCTGCATTGAAAAAAATACCAATAGCGGGTGCCATAGCCGGCGGACTGTTTGCAATACAAAGAGCCTTTGAGGGCGACTGGACTGGAGCCGGAATGGAAATAGCATCCGGTGCGGCCAGCACCATACCTGGTCTTGGAACCGCAGCATCTGTAGGAATAGATCTTGCATTGGCGGCAAGGGATGTATCACAAGAAGGCGATGGTATTAGTGTATCATCCGAATCTGCTACAAACGTAATGCCTGCACCACAACCGGCCCCCATGCCAAGATCTAATGTAATGAATCGTCGCAGTAGTATCAGAACATCAGGCGGTGTTGCCGGTATGATACCTCCTGCGCCGATACCGGCACCAAAGACAAAAGGCAAACTTGAGCCTGAGATGCAAGCAATGCTAACCGGCGTTGCCGAAAAACACGGAATAGATCCTGCGGCCTTTATTGCAATGGCGGGACACGAATCTGGATTTAACCCTAGTGCGGTCAGTCCAACCGGTGCTATGGGACTGTTTCAGTTTACAAAAGGAACTGGAAGACAGTATGCAGAAAAATTAGGATTCGGTGGAGATTTAAATGAAATAAGAATGGACCCTGTGAAAAATGCGGAAATGGCAGCCGCATTATATAAAGATAATTTGAAATCTATGCAAGGTGTGATGAAGGAAAGCGGATTTACGGACGAAGCAACGGCCGCATATCTTGCACACAACCTAGGTGCAGGAGGAGCTAAGTCATTATTGAGACAATATGGAGCAAATCCGAATGCACCTCTGCAATTGACCAGAGATATGGCTTTAAATCCTGCCAATTTTAGAGGAGTGGCAACACCTGCCCAGGCACTTCAAAGATTATCTAACGTTGCAGGCAGTTCTTCCGCCGAGGCTTATAGGCAAAAATATCAAATTGGTCAAATGAGTGTGTCACCATCTGTTCAAAATATGTCCGTTGAACCATCGGTACCCTCTATGTCACGAGCACTTGCAAGCAATTCTGCTCAGAATGCAGGATTGCAAACCTCTATGAATGCAAGAACCACACAATCATCACCAGTTATTATGAATAATATGTCGAGTGGAGGAGGAAATGGTGGCGCCTCGACACCACCAAGGGGTAATATTAAACCAAGACCAGAAGAGCCATATTTTTATGAATTGCAGAAAAAGGCATTATTAAGTTCCGTTTCCTAAAACGTAGAATCGATATCTCTGAGACAGTTCATCGTTTTTGATATGTTATTGAAGTTTCCTGATATGTGTAGTTTATACATGTTCAGTCCATCAATCTTTTTTAGAAATTCACTACTACAGTATACTTGTGAATTACAGCATACGGACAAAGAACTATTCGTCCTTCTGGTGCCTTTCTCACTAGATTCATATTTGCCCCATACCCTGTGCGATGTATAGTTTTGTTTGAATTCTGGATTACCAAACTCAAACAACTTTTGATCGTTTGGTTCAGTCTTTTTAGGTGACGAGAAGATTACAAGGACCAGAACAGTTAAGGCAATTGAAACAAAGACAGGAAACGAAAATACAAAATACCAAAACAAACGATCTTTTTTCATTTTTTTCTCCATCATATTAATGTGGGTGGTAACACCACCCACACATCAGTATAGTTAAACGCCGTCAACTTTACTCATCAATTGATTTAGAAATTCAAATTCATCACTTTCATCAGTCGTGGAAGCAAATGGACTTGGCGAATCATCCTCATCTTCTTCAGTAAAGACAGGCGCTACAGGTTTATTTGGTATGACAGCATTTTCTGGCGCTCTCTTACCATCAGAACCGGTCACTCTCAAGAATCTTGCTTCAAGTTCCTCATAGGTCTTGAATTGATCTGGAGCAACGATAGCTTGTAAACTATGACATCTAGACCATAATTCATCATAGTCTGAATCTGAACCATTGTCAATAACTTCCGAAGGTTCATCCCATTCACAAGTATCAAAATTAGCATAACCAGAAACCTTTCTTATGTCAAGAACAAAGTTTCTGCCACTCCAAAAGTCAAATGGATCTGTTGGCTTTTTTGGCTTTAATCCAGTTTGTGGTGGTAAGATTAGTGAGCTAACCTTCTCGAATATCTTAATGCCGTACTTGAATAAGAACACTTGACCATTGTTCTCAGGCTTCGCAGGATCGTTTATCACTAGAACATTTGACACATAATGCAGTCTTCGCTTGCGTTCTCTCACCGTGCGTCTTTCTGGAGAATTATCATCAGAAGTGGCATTCCACAACTTTCCATTTGATTCAGCCACCGGGTCTTTTGCGCCCAAGGTAGTTAAAGATCTTTCGATATACCAGCCGCCTGGACCTTTAAATGCGTGATCCCAATACTTAACGAATGGAGCATTTTCACCCTTTGGTGCTGGCAGAAATCGAATAATCGCTGAACCATTTCCAGCCTTATCTAGCGTTGCCTTCCAATACTTATTATCTTCAGTTGAATTATCTTTGCCTTTAGAAAGATCTTCTAATTGCTTCTGCAAAGATTCTAAATTAGATTTATGACTTGATCTGAGATCAGATATTGATTTTGCCATTTTATTATTCCCTTTTATTATTATTAAACTTATCCACAGAACACATATTAATGATGACATCTTTATACATTGATTGCTTTTTGATGTCAACAAATTTTTCGTACTTTGTCCAGATTTTTAAAGATTCACACAAAACTATATCATCATAGTATTTTGACCAAATTTGAAAAATATTCAAAAGTTTGTGTAGAATTATTAAGGTTTCTAATTTAATCTCGCCTTTTCTGGTCATTCTATACACCACGGGCAATTCTTCCGAGTTTGGTGATAGCATACTATTGAAATCGCCAGTCTGTATTATGTTATGCATGTCATTCTTAAAGTTGTATGACAATGCAGACAGATCTTTTATCTTATTATGATAATTTTCTTCACTACCGCTTTCAAGTAAATTGTTTAGCCATATGTTTGGATTTTTTATTAGATTTGATATGCATAACCATTTGTACGATTCTATATCATATCTTTTCATTAATGCAAAACAGGTCAACTCATTATTTTTCATGTAAGTCTTAGAGATCTTACAATTGCCAGAATATTTAAAATAATCGTACTTCGTGGTGAAATGTTTCTGTAAAGCTCTAAACATTACATAATAATTTTCAACTTTGCTCATCAGAATAATTTTTTTGAATTCTTTTTTGTTTTGGTTCTAATTAGATTTAATTGAATGGCTTCTTGTTTTAATGAGAAGCTAATGTTTGGTGTGATTAGTTTTTTGATCACGGTATGATCGACATCATATTCATTGGTAAATTCCATAATAGCCTCAAGATATGTCAAGCCGGTTTGAACCTTAGCTTCGACCATCATCGAAAACTTCTCTGGCGTTAATATTTTAACTTGATTTGTGGCCGTATCTAAACACTCCATTTGCTTTTTTCTCGCCATCAGAATTTGTCCATAGTCAAATATTATACTAAACCGTATCGAGAAAAAAGTCAAATAAAATGTTCATTATTTTTTAAATATGTTACTTTTTGAACATATTTTTTGCTACCGTCTTATAATGCTCTTTGATCTTTGCTACGATCTTTTCGGCCATAACCTTCTTGAAAGATTCTTCGGCTTTTACGGCATCATTATTTTTGACGGACTTTAATAATTCTTTTAGTGCATCTTTACTCGACATGTTTAGCTTCCTATAAATTGAGCATTTATGTTGTGGTATATATATTCAATCTTTTTATGTAAATCATCCACACTCGAATCATTATTTATAATGTGATTCCATTCGCCGAAATCGGATAAAGCCAATTCGGATTCATTTTGTGCTCCAGGTAGCGGCGCATCATCTAGTTCTGGTCTATCTATTCTTATAGTAACTATTCTTGCATTACAATCTTCAAGTGACTTTTTGGTGTAATAATATTCGTTTGGATATCTAAAATCTGTTATTACAACTTTATTGAGCCCTGAATT